AAAAGTCCGTTGGGAAATTGCAAACTTAAATATGTAGTAGAATTTGTACTAGATAATCCTTCTGGTTTCAAGATATAATTTAATTGTATTGTGTAGGTCTGATCAGGTGTAGGGGCCACAACTATTGTATCCTCATCCCAGTTGCTGTAATATTTAGGGGTTCCTTGAACTCCTAGATTGTTAAATTCTGACATAAAACTGGTATCTCTATATTGTAAAAAATCTCTGTCATTAGCCACCCCAACTCCTGCAGAATCTACTATTTGAGCAGATCTAATAACAAGTAAATTTTGAGGAGTATCTATAAATCTTTGACTGGCCACCATTTGAGCAGACACGTATCTTCTATTGTTATCAGAATCTACATCTCTTAAAATTCTAAACTCTGCATTTTCAATAAATCCGTTTACAATGGTATCAGTTAAAACTGTGCTTGTAACCTCTGTATAATCTCTAATTTTTTGTACTAATTCTGTATATGTCATGATATTGTTACCGCTACATCTCCTAAAGTTAAACTTGCTTCTCTTCTTCTATTTATATCAGATGGATTTTCTGGCACCATAGAATTATTACTTTGGTCTTGAAAAGAAAAACCACCAGGTAAAGTTAAATTAGCAATAATTCCTCCACCGCCTCCAGTTAATAAATTAAAACGTTGAGGTCTTGCTTGTTCTAATCCTTGAGGATCCGCCACAAAAGGTTTTGGCTCGAGTTGTGGTTGCTTACGTTCATATTCTGTAATGTGAACAAAGGCCCCGTTCCATTCTGTAACCATCTCTCTCCATGGAAATGCTTGACCACTTCTATCTGAAATTGCTAATGCGTATTTTCCTTTTGCAAACTTTGCCATTATAAATCCTTTGGTTTTGATTCTAATGCTTTATCCACACTGCTACTTTTTTCTGCTAATTTAGCAAAATCTTCTAATTTCATGTTTGCTTCATCTGCGTTTGTAGGTGTTGATTGTAATACCATTGCTGCTGTTGCAACAGGTAAACTAGCTAACATATTTAATCCTTTCATTGCTAAAGGACTTAGACTTCCAGCTCTTGCTAAAAAAGTTTGAAATATATTTGTTTTTGCTTTACTAAGTGAAGCATCATCTAAAAGTACCTGTAAACTATTTCCACCAAGTTCTTTATATTTTGAAAGTGGTATTTTCAAAGATTTTACTTTTCCACCTAGGTCTCCAACAAGTTTACTTTTAGGACGATTCCCACCTTCTGCCATATATCTAGCAAAATCTTTTTGCGGTGTATAATATCTTCCTCTGTTTTCTCCAAAATCTAATCCAGATCTTGAAGGAGCTTCTCCTCTAAATAATTCAATCATCTCTTCTATGCCTGCCATTATATCTCCGGATAATAAGTTTTAGGTGAAATATAAACACTGGCTGAAGATCCATCCTCTGCTAATGCTCTTTGTATTTCATCCTCATAAATTAATTTCATTTCTTGTATTCTTTGTGGTGCTTTTTTCATAGCCATGTAATAAGCTAAACCAGCACACATACAAGGCACAAATCTGTTAACAACATCGGCTTCATTTGTATACTTACCTGCATCTTGAATTCTTTTTACATAATAAAAATATAAATAATCACCTGCTTGTGTATTGCCAGGTGTTAAATATAAATTTACTGTAACTTTATCAATAAATCTTTGAACAAAATATTGGGACGGCTGACCTGTAGAATTTTTATTTGAAAAAGCTTGATACTGAGATCTGCTAATTTTTGAAAGAGGTGTATCAACATCACTTGAATTTCTGTAACTAGCCTCAAGAAGATCAGATACCATATCTACAAAATTAGTTACTGTATCACCCGAAGCATGAGACGCAGCAGTTGTGCCATCCGCTCCTCTATCAGATGCGGAACATAAAATATTATTACCTGAAATTGAGGTATAGGTTATTACCTCAGAGTTAATTCTTATCTTACCAGTCGCGTTCATATTTTTAGTAGAAGACACTGGTATAGTAGTGGCTGAATCTGTAATTCCTGATGATAGAGTAGTGGTTATACCATCTGCATTTCCATCAGATGGAGATCTAAATATTTGATATTCATTTTGATTTTCTACTAAACTAATAGCAGTTCTTGCTACTTCCCAAAAATGCAAACCTCTGTTGTCCCATTCTTGAAACATTATATTTAAAGAACGTCTTGCAGATCTTAAATCATTTCCTGAATAATCAAAAAATCCTAATCTTTCAAAAGCTTCAGTAATAATATCATCTATCGAGAGAAATTTCTCGAATGTACTTGTGCCTGAAAAAGCCACTTTGCCTCCTAGTTATAAAATACAGAGCAAACTGTTACGTGTTCAGTAGTAAAAGCAACTGTTAAATTTGTTTCAAACAAAATAGGTCCAGGGAAATTAATTACAATTGGACTACCTGCAGATGCAGTTCCACTTGTTTTATATTTAAATTTTACTGTCCCTGCGGCTCCGCCATCTTTCAAGTGAAAATCCCCTGAGGCAGCAGTTGTGTTTAACACAACTCCTAAGGCTCTTGTTCTTCCAGTTTTTACAACTTTGTTTTCAGTGGTAACATTAGCGTTAGAAATGTCACCAGTGCTTCCAAATGTTTGCATATTCTTCTCCTTAATTCTTAGGGGACTCTTCTAAACAAGTCGAGTCCCCGTTAATTATTTATTAGATATTACCAATAAGTTCAGAAGCATTTCTGTTCTGAGTTGCACTAATGTAGTCTACCTTTGTTACTCTCTGTCCAGAAGCAGAGGCTGATACTGAAGCTGCAAACATTTGCATATCATCAGTATTGATATTTGATGTAACAGTCGCTGCTAAAACTCTGTTAACAAAAAACTCAACTTTTCCAGCTTTATCTACTCTAAACCCTACAGTGTCATAAGCACTATCAGTAATAGTGTATGCAGTGTATTGAACTTGGTTAGTTCCATCCGCATTTTTAGTTACAAATCTGTAAAACTGTTCACCGTTATTAGACTCAATAGAGATTCTGTTAGCAGATCTCCATCCAGAAGTTCCAGTAAAAGTTTCAACTAATCCAGTACCATAGTCAGTAGCGTTAGCATCATTGTTTTGAATTCTCGCTTCGTACCAAATAATTGTACCTGGGTTAGTAACTGCGTTAGAACTGTCTCTAGTTTCTGCAACAGCTTGAAAACTATTTTGAGTTTTTACTAAAGCCAGACCGTTGTTGTCCGTAGTGTTAGCAGATGTTAGAGTTACTGCTCCACCTACTTCATTAGATATACCAGCTGATGCACCAGCATCTGTAATAGATGTTGACCATTCTGCTGAAGGTAAAGTGTTATAAATAAAATCGTCTTTATAACATATGTAGTTAGGATTGTTGTCTACTGGTAAATCCTTAAACCATTTAGTGTTATTAGCTAATCCAGCAAACATTATTGGATTTCTAAAGTGTGTTCCTGCCATGATTGTATCCTCCTAGTTAAGATATATAGTCTCTAGGCCGTCGACTATACTCGTCTATATATCATTATTAATTGTATAGTAATTAATTTATATACTAGTTTTTAGTGGAGCGCAAGAGGGCCTGTAATGTGGATCGGAATTTTCCAACGATGTAGCTTTTTGTTTAAGTTGCTACGGAAACTTGTGGAGCTACTGCCTCAATTTTATTTTGCAAATGCTCTTTTTTAGCCTCTGCCATTTTAATATCGGTAAGAACGTTTTTAACTTCTCTATCGATCTTTACCATATTAAGGGTATATCTACCCTCCTTGAGATGTTCCTGCTCCCACTGAAGATCTAGACCTCTTTTCTTCTTGTAAAGGTCCTGTAGATGTTGCATCATCTCCTCCATTTATAACCTCCTCATTTTATATCTTTTTTTCCTAGTTTGTCAACTATGGCATTTTCGATATCCAAAGGGCCGTCTAAAGAAGTTATAACAAAATCAGCACGATACTGATATGCATAAATTTGTATTCTGAATTGTTTGGGGTGCATTTTTTCTTTCTATTCTTAAAATAAGGCGGGATTGTGTCCCGCCTTAAATTTTTAAGTATTACGCACCTTCGACGCCAAAGATACCTCTGTAGTCAGAGACACCAAATCTGTATCTCTCTCTAGCTTTGTATCTAACGTTTCCAGTATCAAAGTCACCTTCCATCGCTG